ATGGTAGCCTTATTCGGGACAACTACGGTTTTGTTTATAACATTACCAATCTCACAAACCAACGACAATACATTGGGAGAAAGTATTTTTGGCAGCATCGAACACCTAAGGGAAAGAAACGAAAAGTAAAATCTGAATCTGATTGGAGAAAATATTATGGGTCTTGTCCAGAACTTAAAGGGGACATTGACAAATTGGGTAGACAGAACTTTAGTAGAACTATCCTGTCTTTACATAAAACAGGTGGCAAAACAAACTTTGAAGAAACAAGACAACTCTTTGCACACGGAGTCCTTACAGAATCACTTGACACAGGAGGACCTGCCTACTACAATAGTAATATCCTCAGCAGATATTTCAGAAAAGATTATTATGAAGGATATGACAACGGTGGAGATCATTGACTCTATTAGAGACTGGTCTCTTGATCAAATTGAAGATGTTGAAGATGCAGGTGATAAGATTGCATTGTTTGAAGAATTCAAAGAGTGGATTGAACCAAAAGAAGAGGATATTGATATCCTAAGTCTTGACCAGCAAGAACAAGACTGTTAGACTAATTACCTTGGGTCAGTAGCTCAGATGGATAGAGCAATTCACTTCTAATGAATTGGTCGGGGGTTCGAGTCCCTCCTGACCCGCTCTGCGGAATTAGTTTAGAGGCAAAACTAAAGGTTTCCAACCTTTCGTCACCAGTTCGATTCTGGTATTCCGCTTTCTCCAAATTATTATTATGTCGCAATATGATTTTGGAGGTCTTGAAAAACATCCTGCTAATATTCTAAGATTGATTAGTGAATTGGAAGGGTCATCCCAATTATGTAAATATATGGGGTTTCAAGATGATATGAATATTCTTAATGAAATGAAGAAGAGATATTATAAACTCTACTTCAAAACAAAGAAAGAGTATAACAATCCTCTATAGCTCAGTTGGTAGAGCAGGTGACTGTTAATCACCCTGTCCCTGGTTCGAGTCCAGGTGGAGGAGTCGGCCGAATAACTCAGCGGTAGAGTGTCTCCTATATGAACATACCTATCTACGATAAAAACGGTAACATTGTACATTCTATTCACATAGATGATACGATTCAGTTTGTTGACGGTAGAGTGTGTAAAGGTGAGAAATATTATTACAAAGGTATTGGTATTCCCTACACGCAGCATCATATTCTTCTTGAGGACATGTCGGATGAATATAATCTGATAGAAAAGTCTGATGTCTTTTATATTGGCAATGCTGTTTCTAAAAAAGTTTTTGCTGGAAAGACTGGAATCTTTCAAGAAAAGTATCAGGTTCACTTCACAGACTGGATTGGTGCCTGTGGAATTAAAGAATTAAACATTCTTGAAAATCTATATGATGAGGGTAGATTTGAAATGTCTGCCATTGAGGTCTTTGGTTATGAAACTATTGATGCTGATAATCAACAATACTATTTGAAAGTTGATTATCCTACTGGTAGAACAGATTATCTTTCCGGTGATTCTGATCCACTTGAACTCAGAGAGCTGTTAGACTATATGATTCAAAGTGATTGGAATTTTCCTTGGGATAAGAATTCAATTTCAGATATAAACTTTGATTCTAAAATTACAGATGTTGCTGACTTGTTTAAGTCTTCGGAACTATCTCATAAGATTGGTAGTGTCTTTTCCGTTTTATACAGTCTTCAACAATCTGATGATGATCTTTATCAAGAATTTTGTGAGGATAATAATCTACCACATTTCAATCAAATAAGTTGCGTTATTAACACTCTTACTCTATTGATGTATAATAAGGTTGATGTGTCTCACTTATATCAGAGAACACCTACAGATACATTTAGAAAAGTCATGAGGGAGTATATTATTCCAGGTAAAAACTGTGGATTTTGTGGTGTTGGTAGTTGTAAACGAAAAGTTGATGACAACCTTTCTTATGGTGAATATATAAGAGAAGAGTACTTTAAAAATTTTGATAATGATTTTTGAAAGACCTTGGGGAACCTATGAGATTCTTTTAGAGGAACCAAATTATAAAGTAAAGAGAATTGTAATAAATCCCAATCAAAAGTTTTCTTTACAATACCATAATCATCGCAGTGAGTACTGGGCAGTTGTGGAAGGATCTGGTACAATGAATATTGATGGCTCAGAGTATGATGGAGTTCCTAATACTCTTTGGCACATTCCTTGTGGAGTGTCTCATCGAGCATCTGCTGGCGAAGATGGTTTAGTCTTTATTGAAACTCAAATTGGTGAGTGCGTAGAGGAAGATATCGTCAGAATAGAAGACATCTATGGACGCACATAGATAATAAACCACTAAGTTGATTTCAATGAGGAAAAATGATTACTGTAAGATGCAAAGAGTGTAAGACAGAGTTGACAAGCGTAAGTAAAGTTCAATTCTGCGGTTGCCCAAATCAAATGAGTATCGTAGACAATAAAGTTGGGGCTAAAGACCTTGATAAAGTTGTAATGGTAACTAATAACGTAGAGAGAAAGATTGACAGTCACTTCTCTAACCAGGAACTTCTCTATCAAGAAGAAAGAAGAAGACGTAAAGTTCGTAGATTGGACTTTGATGTCCGTTAAGATATCCACATAGTTTACATTAGTGTAGCAATTTGGTACATTAAATAGTATCGTAGACACTTTCTTTCTACCATGCATCCAGACGAATTTGCTAATTGGGCAATCATTAAAGAGAAGTTTGAAGAAAATGGAACCATAGATAACTACTACTATAAGCGAGCTTGTGCTATAGTATCAGGGCAACCAGATCCAATGAAGAATTTTCCAAATGTCTCACAGGATGCCTGAGATAATACCGGAGCACTATGTAACACGACAAGAATGCCAGGAGATGATTGATGATGCAATAAGAAAGCATAATCGTAACGCTGGAATTATCAGTATGTTTGTTGGTTTTTTTATTCTTGGATTGTTTAGTGAAGGTTTGCTAAGACTTATTGGTGTTATTCCTCCAATTCTGCCATGGTTAAAAATTAATTTGTAGGAAAATTATGAAAGTTGGATTGATTGGTTTAGGTCGTACTGGTGAAGGTATGGCTCGTCGTATGCTTGCAAAGGGAATTGAAGTCTGGGGTTACAGTAGTACTAACTATGAGAATGCCTGTGGACAATATGAAGCAGGACACCTTAGTGGATGTGTAACTTCATTAGAGTATCTTGTTCGAGCAGTTAAATCTGATAGTAAACAATTCATTAGTGCTGGTAGAATTCCTGGTATTTTTCAGATTACACTTCCAGAGCAAAAGGCAGAAGACACACTTGATCAGTTGCTACCTTTACTTGAGGAGGGTGATATTATTATTGATCATAGCACCAGTGATATAACAAAATGTCAGGAACTTGAAAAGTATTGTTCTAAGTTAGGTATATCTTATATCTTCTCTGGGGTATATGGATCACCTTACGCTATTGAGGTTTGCTCCAAAATTTTCCAATCACTATCACCAGGTAATATTAAATGACTTTATCTAATGTCTTAATCTGGGTATCAATTCCATTTGTGCTTCTTACTATAACCTTTGGACTCTACAGGGGTGAAAATTTCTACTACGAAAGTGATAATTATGATGGAAATGGAACGGCACATTAAACTGCGTTATGATTTTGCTATGAGTGCATTCGCTAGAATGTATGGTGTAAATCATGTTATGAGTTCATCTGATATTCCTAGATTTTGTAAGAAGTGGGCTGAAACTGAAGGTGAAGAGGCACCTTTTGGAACTATAAGTGAGATCAATTTTTACTTTTTAGATTTCTGGAACACCTGGGGAGGATACGTATGACTCACATCGCACACAAAGCAGCACATTTCGCTGCTGTCACACTCAACAATCCTTTTGGGATTGGTTCACTAAGTCTTGCATTGGTTGTTGTACCTATTATTGGTATGCATTATGTTCACAAATACGGGTGGCAACACTGGGCACCTTTTGTAGGGGAACATAAATGAATCCAGTAATTTTAATCGGTTGCTTTACACCACTGGTTATTATTTTTGTTGTGATGAAACTTGCTGTATGGGTATCTGCTGTTAACACGGAAAACTCTTATGTCGAAGGAGAATCCAAAAAACCACACGGACCATATGTGGCAAACCCATATGAAGACGTTGATGAAGAGGAAGAAGAATTTACAGATCGCACAAATTATTGATGAGGCGATTAATGAGTGGTATTCGCTTCATGGATTACCAGTTCCTGATTGGAAAAGAAAAGATCTAGACTGGTGGACTAGATACCTTGAAAGTTTAGGCATTGACCCTAGAAATCCATAGTGGTATAATTTAGATGCTGTATAATATTCATTATGAAAATTGTAGAGGGAAAAGTCAAAACTGTATTTGGTACTGAAAATCCAAAGGAAGTTTTGATTGAGTATCATGATAAAGTAACTGCTGGTAATGGTGAGAAAGAAGACTACCCAGTAGGTAAGGGATCATTATGCTGTCAAATATCTTCTATTCTTTTTGACAAACTAGAATTTCTTGGTGTCAAAACTCATTACCATAGGCAGATTGGGCCCAATAAGATGCTTTGTAGGAAAGTTGATATTATTCCTTTAGAGGTCATCTGTAGGAATAGAGCAGCAGGTTCTATTGTAAGAACCACTACAATTAAAGAGGGTCAACCAATTATTCCTGCTATTGTTGAGTTTTTTCTAAAGGATGATTCAAAACATGATCCATTGCTTACCTGGGATAGGGTGAGGCTAATGGGATATGATCCTACTCCTCTCAAAGAACAAACATTATTAATTAATGATTATCTAATCAACATCTTTAACCTCATTGGATTTGATTTGGTTGACTTTAAGATTGAGTTTGGCGTTGATGCTCATGGTGATCTATATCTTGCAGATGAGATTTCACCTGATTCAATGAGGTTGTGGGGTAAGAATGATATGGAAAGATATGATAAGGACTTGTTTAGAATGGATGAGGGTGATATAGTACCAGCATATCAGATTATCTTAGATAAGTTACAATCGTTTTTATAAAGTTTATACATAAGACAACTATGGAATTTTATTCGGTGGAATACTGGCAAGAGAATTGGGAAGAGTTGATGAATAAAGTAGAGAATGGTGAATCAATAGGAGTGGAAAATAAAAACGGCGAGAGAGCAGTGATGGTTCCGGCGGATGATGAACTCATACGCATATACACCGAACAGAACAACGAAGGACCCTGAGGGACTGTCGCATATTGGTTAATGCTCTCTGCTTATAACGGGGTAAACTGGGTTCAATT